TCAAAAAATCTAAATGGAACGGTTCTTTCCTCGGTTCCGTAAACGAAATATTCAACTAAGGTAGGTATAAAATAATGAGCAATGAAACATTAGAAAAAGCCGTAAACGCTGGTACTCAGTTATCAACAGGATTCGGCTCCGCAACTGGTGGAACAGGAGTACACGTAGCTTCAGAAAATGGCAACGGCGGACTTCTTAACCCAGAACAGTCTGCTCGCTTCCTTGATTATATGTTCGACGCAACCGTTATCGGTAAGGTCGCACGTACAGTTCGTATGAAGTCAGACACAGCCGAGATTGACCGTATGTCCGTTGGTGAGAAGCTTATGAAGCTTGCAACCGAGGCAGACAACACCGCAACAAACAGTGGTGTAACTTTCTCAAAAATCTCTTTAACAACAAAGAAACTCCGCATGGACTGGGAGCTTTCAACAGAATCTCTAGAAGATAACATCGAAGGTGCAGATCTAGAAGATCACATTGCACGTTTGATGGCAACACAGGCAGGAAACGACATCGAAGATGTTCTTCTTAACGGTGACACAGCTCTTTCAGGAGACGCACTTTACAAGTCATTTGATGGCGTTGTAAAGAAGGCAAAGGCATCAGGTCGTGTCGTAGACGCAGCTGGCGCTGGAGTTTCTCGTGAAGTATTCAACAAGGCACTTAAGGCTATGCCACGTAAGTACAAGCAACGTCGTGGAGACCTTCGCTTCCTTGCTGGATCAAACTTGATTCAAGATTTCCTATATGCTAACAGCATTGGAACAAACCAAACAATTCCACAAGATATCGCTTCAAGCGTTATCCGTGGTGGAGTTGCACCACTAGGTGGACCTGCAGGATATGTGGCACCATTCGCATTCGGTATTCCGATTGTTGAAGTTCCACTTCTTTCAGAGACACAAACTGGAACACAATCAGGAGCATCAGGCTCACACGGAGATATCCACTTGACATTCCCAAATAACGTAGTTATTGGTATCAAGCGTGATGTAACTGTCTACCGCTTCTTCCAGCCACGTAAGGACACAATTGAGTACACAATGTATACTCGTGTTGGCGTTCAGATCGAGCAGGCAGACGCTTGGGTAGTTGTAAAGAACGTTAAGGTTGCTTCTTAATTAATTTAAGATAAAACCCCCGAAAGGCCCCTAATTAATTTTAGGGGCTTTTCATTTTAATTTATCAATGCTATAATTAAAGGACCTAACAAAGGAGAATATATGTCATTTGAGACATTGAAAGTAGCAGAACTCAGAAAAGTTGCAGAGGACTTTGCAGTTGATACTGATGGAATTAAGAGTAAGGCAGATATTGTTGCCGCCCTTGCAGAAGAGGGAGTCACATGGTCTGTTTATCAAAAAACAATTAAAGATATTGAAGACGCCACAGACGAATTCAGCGAAAACGCAGAAGAGATTCTGCCTAGATTTAATCCAGATGCTCAGCCAGAAGATACGGTTCTAGTTAGAATGACTAGAGAAAATTTTAGGTATGATATACAAGGATTTACATTCACAAAAGAGCACCCATTTGTTGCAATGACAGAAGAAGATGCTCAAGAAATTTTTGACAAGGAGGAGGGTTTCCGCTTAGCAACTCCAAAGGAAGTTCAGGAGTACTACGCTTAACCTTTATTAAATGGAAATTCTAGTAGGTTCAAATTCACCAATAACACATAAGGTGTTTTGGCAGGGACAGCTAACTGATTCAGATAGCCTTCCAGTTGTAAGACTATATGACATTACAGAAGATCCAGGAGTATCTCCAGCAATTAATCCTGCCACGATACTTTCAACATTAACCCCTGTCAAGTCAGAAGTAGATGCAGGAACGTATATTGTATATATTCCTTTAGCCTACACAGACAGACAAAGACAATTAAAATTAAGCTGGACATATTCAGTTGGCGGAACCTCTACACAAAAAGATAATAAAATATTTGTGCAGACCCCGTATACCGATATGAGCCAGGCAATCGAATCTTTAGGATTGGGGTCTGATTATTCAGATCCTAACACTAAGTCATATGCCGAATTGGCAAACGCTGAAAGATATGCAAGAAAACTTATTGAGGCTTACACAAGGCAGCAATTCTTTTTATATGATGATATTCAAACTGCGTATGGCTCAGGATCCGATGTGCTTCCACTTCCATACAAAATATCAACCTTATACAAACTATATCAAAACGACATCCTGCTACTAGACACATTAAATTCAGTTAATAATTGGAATTTTAATACAGTAATTTCTGAAAGCGGATTTGGCATTAGAGTTAACAGGGCCAACATGCTAGACAATACGGTATATATAGCAAACGGAATGGTCCCTCCAACTATAAGTGATACGTGGGGTGGATCCTTTAATACAGGTGGAACATATCGTGTGCAAGGTAAATTTGGATGGAAAGAAGTTCCAGATGAGGTTGATCTTGCATGTATTGAATTAATGAAAGATTATTTTTCAAAAGACAAGGTCTGGCGTAATAAGTATATGAAGTCAATACAGACATTTGACTGGAAATTTGAGTACAATTCGGGGGTATATTCAGGAACGGGTAATCTCTATGCAGATCAATTACTTCTCCCATATGTTCTCAATCAAATGGTTGTTATATAATGTATGCTCTTGTTGACTCGATACTCCCAATGTTTATGGATGTCTATAAGCCAGTTGATTCGCAGGATCCAGATACAGGCTCAATAAAAAAAGAATGGCAATATGACAGAACTGTATCCTGTAGCGCAAAGGGCAACATAAGCAACTCTGCTTCAAGCATTACTAAAGACGGACAAAAGTTTTCCAATAAGTATACTAATGAAGAAGTGTTACAGATTAGAACATCAGAGCAAGTAACATTAAGAGAAAAAATTACAAACATTAGAGACCATGATGGCAACACTATATGGGAAGAATTAAATTTTCCAACCAACACTCCTACAGTTTTTGAGGTAATAGGAACAACTCCAATGACAGACCCGTTCGGCGGCACAGTGGGATATAACTCTACTGTCAAGAGATCGGAAAACCAGACAATTGGACAATAGTACACTATTAGTTACGGCAGCCAGCGGTCTACAAAAAGGTATGTCTGGCACTAGCGGAACTATTTTGAAGGATAGCACAGTAGCCCAAATATCTGCTGCGATATATTATCAAGCTCAAGTTGTGTCTAGACTAACAACAAGTAAAGCATTTGAAAAGAAATTTCAATCTGTTATATTTAAACAGATAGATCAAGACTTTGGGCTATATGTAGATTCTCAGTCAAGAATAAATCCTAAGTCATTACACCACGTGTACGAGTGGAATAAAGTCGGAAATAAAGGATCTAGGCTATTTAAATTAAACGTATTATCAACAGACGGTCTTTCATTTAAAATTGCCTCTAGTTTCTTGCCATCTAAGTCAGCAGTGCCTAATGAATTTGGAAGTAGAAAACACGTATTTATTAGTAAAGCTTCTGTGATGGAAGCTGGAATGCCTCTAGTAATCCGCCCTAGGTTCGCAGAGCGCCTAGTATTTGAAACTAGTACTGGCGTAGTCTACATGCCTAAAGGCGCCTCTGTGACCGTTACAAGGCCAGGAGGAGGCAAGGCAACAGGAAGATTCCGAATCGCCTATGCACAATTCTTTACAGGTAATCTAGTAAGTTTGTCAATTAAAAAATCTGGATTTCAACAAATATTTAATTCATCATTAACTAAAGCAATGAAGGTTCCAGGTGACGTAAGAAAAGTTAAATATTCATTTAGCCCTAATGCATTAAGAACGCAGGCAGACTCAGCAGTAGAATTAGCATTTGGAGGGGTATCATGACAGATTATAAAGCAGACGTAATGATTGATTTAAGAAAGTTCCTGTGGAGCCAATTAAAGTCAAATAACATTTTTGAACAAACTGACTACTATTCAGATAATATAGGGGAAGAGATTATCCCAATTATTCCTGTACAGCAATCTCCAGAATTAAATCAATTCTTGAGCGGAAAGAAACACATAGTCTATGACAAGATCGGTTTATCCTATGAGGAAAACTGGGCTATATGCTGTGAGCAAATTCTATTTACCATCTACTCAACAGATGTTTCAGAGATTAATGAGATTAGAAACTTAATGACGGACCTATTTAGAAGAATGGATGAGTCCGCTAGGGATGCAAATGCCTACTCTGGCATATCTAAAAAGTTTAAATTCTTTAGTATATTTGTGGCGGATATTTCCCCAACGGCTCCATCAGAAGAGTTGGCAGGTTTCCTGTCCGCAGATGTGATCCTTGAGGTCAAATACGCAAGACATATAGACACAGCTGGCCGATTCCTGTAATTTGCCTTTGGGCGAATTATACTCTATTATTGTACATAGAGGAAAGGCCTAGCCAGCCAAGATTTAATGATTTACAATTATATATATATATTTTGAAAACAGGAGGTACGAAATAATGGCATTTAACTCAGCCAAAAATATTCTTGTAGGAGCTTCACCGCTCTACATTTCAACAAGCGATTCAACAGTAACTGGATATAAGGAAAACCTTTTAGACAGAGCAACTGGTGGAATTTCTTTCACAGCAAGAACAAAAGCAGCAGCAGCTCTAGACGCATCTACAGATGTTCGTAACGTAGGATTTACAAACAATGGTCTTCAGATCACTTACAATCCAACTTACGATTCAGTAACAGTGGATCAGCTTCTAGATACAGCAAAGCTTTTCAAGTCTGCTATGGAGGTTATGATTGCAACTGAAATGTCCGAAGGTACACTAGAAAACGTTCTAGTAGTATTCGGTCAAGGAGGAGCAACACTAACCAAGCAAGGAGCAGCAGGTGCTGCAACAGATGATTACCCAACAAAGGGTGCAACTGGAGCAGATGACAAGACCCTTACATTGGGACTTGAGGCAGGATCACTTGGTATTGCCCCAACAGAGCGTCAGCTATTTGCAATTGGTCAAGCACCAACAGTAGCAACTACAACAACAGGAGAAGCAGACGCAACAACAGAGCGTGTATATTATGCACGTCGTGTTTTGTCAGTACAACAGTCACAATTCTCACTTGCACGTAACGCAGCAACAACTTTCCCAGTAACATTCCGTCTTCTTCCAGACGCTAACTATAGCGGCTCAGAATACGGTAAGATTATTGACCGAGTTCTAGCTTAAATAATTAAATAGGAAAAGCCCCCTTTTTGGGGGCTTTTTCATTTGTGCTGATAATCTGTATATGTTATAATAATTAAGACTAGATCCTAGGAGGATTAAATTGGCAACAACAGTATATAGCGTAGAAGAACTAACGCTTCAGAATGGCTCAACAGTTAAGTTGAAGCCATTAAGCATTAAAGAGCTAAGAAAATTTATGCTCGTATTACAGGCAGCAAGCGATTCAACTACAGAAGATCAAACACTTAATGTGTTAATTGATGCGGTTGCAGTAGCACTTGAAAAACAACTACCAGACTTGGTAGCAGATAGAGATGCACTAGAAGATGCACTTGACGTCCCCACAATCAATCGTATACTTGAAGTATGCGGTGGGATTAAGATGGACGACCCAAACCTTCTAGCGGCAGCGGTTCTGGCTGGTCAGAACTAGATTTAGCCGCTTTAGAGGGTGAAGTATTTCTTCTGGGACACTGGAAGAATTACGAAGAACTAGAAGAAAGTCTTTCAATGCCAGAACTTATTCAAACATTGAAATCTTTTAAGAAACAAAAGTCGGAAGACAGAAAGTTTACGGCAAGTCTTAAGGGAATAGATTTAGATGTAGATGAGGAAGACTCCGAACCACAGGCAAAAACTTTTGACGATGTTAAAAGAAAAGCCCTAGGCATAGAAGCTTCAGGTGATGATATAGTTTCCCTACAAGGAAGCTTAGCAGCACAAGCAGGGTTTGGAATTGGAGCAGGTCTAGGCTACACAAAGGAGTAATGTAAAGATAAATGGCTGATGAAAATATTGTAACTAATATAGTTGCTAATGCAGATTTCTCAGGTCTTATTGCAGATGTCAATAAGGTTGCAGCCTCTCTTTCAAAACTTCAAGCACAAATAATTCAATCGGACGCAAGGCTTGCAAGTCAAGTAGCGACGATGAACAGATCCTTTGGTGAAAACCTAAGAAGAACTGGTCAGTTTGCAACACACTTTGTTACTTTAACATCGGATGTTGAAAAGTTTGGCACCAACCTAGACAGGGGCCAAATGAAACTGAAGCAGTACTTTCAGACATTTAGTGAGCACACAAGGACGCAAGGCGGCTTAATCAGAGATCTTGCTAAGCAGCAAGTAGCATTACAAAATGCAATCATTCAGCCAATGGGTAAAAATGCTCAAGGGCTTATGCAATACAGCGTACATATTCCACAGGGTCTTGATGCTGTAAAAAACAAAACTGCTTTAGCAAGACAAGAACTACAGATTATGAACAAGGTTGTTCAAGACGGTGGAGTTCAGCTTATTAACTGGGGTAAAAATACTCAGTGGGCAGGTCGTCAGTTAACAGTAGGACTTACAGTACCTCTTGCGGCATTTGGTAAAGCTGCAGCAGATGCATTTAGAATGGCAGATGCAGAGTTAGTCAGACTTACAAAGGTATACGGCGGAGTAGCAGCAACATCCGCAGCAGATCTTGAAAAAGTAAGAAGAGAAGTTACTCAAACAGCTAAAGAGATTTCAAAAGCATACGGAGTTTCATTTAAAGATACAATTACTCTTGCCGCAGATATTGCAGCGACGGGCAAGCAAGGCGACGATCTTCTTAATTCTGTTAAAGAAACAAGTAGACTTGCCGTACTTGGAGAAGTAGATAGACAAGAAGCAATGAAGGCCACCCTGGCAATTCAAACTACATTTAAGCAAAATACAGATCAGCTTTCTGAATCTATTAACTTTCTCAACTCAGTTGAAAACCAAACATCAACAACTCTTAATGACCTAGTAGAAGCAATTCCAAAAGCGGGTCCAGTTATTCAAGGTTTAGGCGGAAGCGTACAGGACTTAGCATTGTATCTAACTGCAATGAAGGAAGGCGGAATTAATGCTTCAGAAGGAGCTAACGCTCTCAAATCAGCACTAGCATCTTTAATTAATCCTACAAAGGTAGCAAAAGAAAAGTTTTCTGAAATGGGAATTGACCTTGGCGGGATTGTAGCAAAAAATGCTGGAGATCTAACAGGAACACTTTTCGCTCTTCAAGCAGCACTAGATAACCTAGATCCACTACAAAAGCAACAGGCAATTGAACAGTTGTTTGGTAAGTTTCAGTTCTCTAGACTTAATGCTTTGTTTGCAAACCTAGGCAAGCAGGGAAGTCAGACCCTTCAGGTAATGGATTTAATGAAAGCAAGCTCTGAAGAGTTGTCACAGGTAGCAGGTCGAGAATTATCAATGGTAACAGAATCCGCTTCTGGAAAATACAAAAGAGCAGTAGAAGGCTTAAAGGCAGATCTTGCAGGAATTGGCGACGAGTTCCTAAAGATTCAAACATTCTTTATTAATATTGTAGATGGTATTATTAAGTTTATAAATAAATTGCCAGACCCAATTAAATCTTTGTTGACATTTGTTACAGGATTTACTGCAATCATCGGACCAGTAATTATGTTAACTGGTGTACTTGCCAACTTCTTTGGATATATAATTAAAGGAGCATCACACTTCAGGGCCTTGTTTAAGGGTGGAGAAGGATGGAAGATGCTTACGCCAGAAATTTTGGCAGCACAAAAAGCAGGATCACTTGTTGAGGCTACATTTTATAGTGATGCTCAAGCAGCCACAGTATTAAAAACTGCAATTGCAGGCCTCGTAACAGAATTTGAATTACTTCAATCTAAAGCTATGACGGGTGCAGTATCTGCAGCACCAACAATTTCAACCTTGGCGGGTAACGTTGTTAAGGGCAGCGGGGCAAGAGTTGTTGATCCAAATCACCCACTAATTAGCCCAGAAGATACAAGATCAATGTCTCATCTTAATCCAGTTGCTGGAATGACGATGGATCAAAAATCAACACAAACAATTTTCGGAGTAGTACCTGGGGCACCAAAAGTAAATCAAAAGATTGGAAATAATCCTCAGATGTATATGTCTGGTGATCTTCCAAAGATTCCAGGACTAACATCAATCGGAGGAGCTTCAACTGGTATTGTTGCAGCAGAAGCTGCAAAATGGCATGCAATGACAGGCGCACTTGCAATGCAATCGCAAGCAGAAATTGCTTTACTTAAAAAAGAAGTTGCCTCTACTGGGCTTATAACAGCATCCTTGTCCGACTCTTATCAAGCACTGCTTCCAACAATGACTAAGCTTACTGCAAATGCAGCAGCAGAATCTGCAGCAATTGTTGCACAGTTGCAGGCTGGCAAGCTAACAGTAGATCAAGCAAGAGCTAAGATTATTCAATTAAATGCTCAGGTAGAATCTATGATTGCACAGGCTTCTGTAGATATTGCGGGCCAACAAGGAAGAACAATAGGGCTAACAACAGTCCCTCTATTAAATCAGCCAGTTGTAAATGCCGCTGGCAAAACTAATATGAAAGAGCTTCTTCGCCCAGGAAGAACTAGAAGCCTTCTTAATAAAATTGCACAAGGTCTAGGTGTAAAAACATTTGGTGCTGGATACAGTACAGAAACAACTATACCTAAGAGATTAAATGCTGGAAATATTGTTCCAGGAACTGGAAATACAGACACAGTTCCAGCAATTCTTACTCCAGGTGAATTTGTTGTAAACAAAGAAGCCACAGCAGCAAATCTACCATTGCTTCAAGCAATTAACAATGGTCAGCAGTCTACTAACGGCGCATATAATTTGGGCGGAATGGTCCAGGCATTTTTAAAAATGACCCGTGGCGGCGGATCAAGACCAATGGTTTCAAAAAAACTAATAGATAAATTATTTCCAGGAAGGCTTACAGATCGTGCAACTGCTGATTATTATGAGCCAAAAGGCAACGCTGGTGTTTTTGGAGGCAATGTTTCTAGCAGAAAAATTTCTGCATCAACATCAAAAATAAATGCGGACATGACAGGAGAAGGCGTAGACCCAAGAACGTTGCTTGCCTCTATAAATGCAAGAGGTGGAGGGTCAAGATTATCTACTGATGTATTTTTAGATGGCCTAGCTAACGCAGGAGTAATTTCAAAAGCAGAAAAAAGAAGACTTTCAAAATTAGTATTTAATTCTTATGCAAAAAAGATTCTTTCAATGGGTAAGGTTAATGACTCTAATAACCCAGTTTATTCAGTATCTGAATCTTTGTTGAGAAAAGAACTAGGCGGCAATGCACTAGGTTTAGAAGCTTGGAGCAAATGGTCGAATTCTCCAGGAAGTTTTGCACACCCTACACGTAGAGCCTCCACTGGATGGCTAAATAAAATTGATGTAAATGGAAAAACAATAAAATTTGCAAACCTAGAAGCTTCCGCAGCTGGAGGCAATCCAAATAAATTTTATCATTCAAAAGAAGCGTCAAATCCATTTATACAGACAATAGCGTCCTTGTTTGGCGCAACAAAATTAAACAGAGGTGGGCCAGTAGGTAATATATTAAAGAGTACAGCTTTTAAAAACGTAGGAGCTAAGTTTGGAAAAATAGGAGAAAAGTGGGGCGCTACTTCTCTATCTATTGGTATGGGAAGAAAGCTATTCGGAAGCTCTGGCCTAACACCTAAAGCACAAAACTTAATGTATGGCAAGATGATTGAAAATCTTGAAAAAGAAAGACCATACGGATACGTAAAGGATGCTCAGGGAAGTCTTCAAAAAGCTCTAGAGCCAGATATTGTAGATACACTTCTTAAATCCGCCGCTGGGGATGTTCTTAGCACAGGAGGAAAAAGTTTAAGTAAAATAGACAGAGAGATATTGAGAACCAAGTTTGCAAACTGGGATTCAAAGTCATGGACACCTGCAACTACTAAAGTAAGAAAACAAATGTTCGGAATGAACAAGGGCGGAATGGTGCCAGGAGTTCAGTACTTTAACAAAGGAACTAAAAAGCCAGTTCAGCCAATAACATTCGGATCTGCTTATAGGCAAGAAAGAGCAAAGGGTAACATAGGAGCTGGAATGATGAGCTCTGGTCCAATGGCTGGTATGGGCATTGGTATGGGAATGGGTATGGCAGGACAAGCAATCGGCGGACAAGCAGGACAAATTATGCAATTTGCATCAGTGCTTCCAATGCTTGCTCCGAATATGCTAGGATCTTTAGGTAAGCTTGCTGGAGGATTTAAAGGCGTTGGCGGCGCAGCAGGAATTGCTGGTAAAGCAATTGGAATGGCAATGAGATTTGCACTAGGACCTATCGGATTACTTCTTACAGCGCTTACTGCGGGATATGCAATATTTAAGAAGTTCCAAAAAGAACGAGAGCAAGATAGAATTGAAAAAACTAACTCAGTTGGAATTACTGAAAAGTCTGCAGCTGAAGCGGGAATTAAATACAACAATCTTTCTAATTCTATTAAAGCGGTTAATGATCAACTTGAGCTAACTAGGGCAAAGGGAAGAAATGCCTATGAAGCCCTCAACTCAGCGGGAGTTCAAGGTCTAACTCTAAGCATTAAAGAGTTAAGAGCAGGAATAAAGAATGCAAAAGAAAACCAGAAAGAGCTAGTTTCAACCTTTACTGACATAGATGTATCTGGAGATGCTAACAAGCAGGCAAAAGTTACTGAAATTGCTACTAACTTAAAGGCACAATTTATAGCAGCAGGCATTTCTGCTCAAGAAGCAACAAATAAAATTTATGCAATTATATCTGCATCAGATAAAGCCGATATGGCATTTAATGCAATATCTAGTAAGGGCTTTAGAGAAATCACAGATTCTGCATCAGCAGCAATTGCTATGGTTAAAACTTTAAATAAAAATATGTATGACCCAGCTTCTGCAGGATACGATACAGACGTCCTATACGGAAAAGATTTAGGTGTAGTTATTTCAAATACTACAGATGCTCTTGATGATAATTTACAAACATTAATGAAAACTAAAAAGGAAAATGGGGAATTGATGACACAGCAAGAAGCTATGTCAGAAATCCTAGCTAGCATTAATGAAAAAGAAGGATCTAAACTAACACTAACTCAAGCGCAGATTAATTCTCTTAAAGAAACACATCCAGCACTTGCTGAAATACTTAATCAATCAGACAACGTTGCAGGTATGTATTCTAAATGGCGACTACTTCTTTCTGGAGTTAGAACTGATTTAAAGAATATAACATCCGAGCAAGCCCAAGCACTAGTAGCATTTGAGGCAGCATTAGATTCTGCCTTAGCTGCTTCGGAAGCAAAGTCTTCAGGAAGCGGAATTGCAGCTAAATCACAAAAGTCTATTGTTGCTTTGCAAAAATTAATTGCATCTGGTGGAGCCAAAGCAGCGGCTAATGCACAAAAAACTCAAGATCAGATTAAAGAAGAAATTAAACTTATTGACAAAAAAATTGATAAGATTAATGAAGAGGCTGATGCCCGAAAGAAAGCACTTGAGGCTGCCCAGAACAAAGAAAACCTATCTTTAGAAATTCAAAAAGCTCAACTAGAATACGCAGACAAGATGGCTGCAGGAGATATGGCGGGAGCAGCACAAGCACAGCTAAAGATTAAGCAGCTTGTTGGCGAAAGAGAAAATCAAAAAGCTATTGATGCAATTGAAGAAAATAGAGCTAAGCGTGAAAAAGAATTAATTGCTCAAAGAGAAAAGCTGCAAGCTCAGTCAGATAAGACTGCAAAAAATTTAACTAACGCTCAAAACAATGCTACTTCAGCAGGCGAAAGAATGAATAAAGTTGATCAGTATCAAAACGAATATCAGAGACTAGTAAAAGAACAAGCTAGAATAGATGTAATTCTAGAAAAGGATCCATCAAACAAACAAGCATTAAAGGATCAACAGGAGCTAGTAAGAGGGCCTTTGGGAGATCTTGCAAAGCAAATTGCTGCAGACGCAAAAGGTTCTGATAAAGTTTTAGCAACAGAGCTAAAGAAAATATTTACTGGCACATTGATTAATGAAAAGGGAGAGTCTACTGCAGGCAGAGTTATGACTGCGACTCATCCAAAGGGATCGGCCACCTACAAACCTGGTGCAGCAGATGCAGCATTAAAAAAGGATTCAGCAGCTGCACTTGCAAATGCTAAGGCCATCACAGGAGGAAAAACTATTGCAGATCTTTATAATGCATATATGGGAATAGGACCAGCTGGCTCTAAGACTAAAGATACTGCATTTGAAGTTACAAAAACAACAACTAAGACTGGCGTGTCACTTGGAGGAAATACAAATAAAGATGGCCTTGAGCAATGGGCTAAAGAGCAAATTGTTAGAGAGTATAATTTACAGCCAGGGCAATTCTTTAAATACAATCAAAGAACCTACAAGGTAAATTCTGCAACCGATATTATTAGACAGAAATGGGGAGGCGGACCATTTGCTGCTGGAGATCTGTTAAGGGTAAATGATAGAATTAATTCCCTGGGTGCACAGCCAGAGGGTATATTAATGAAACCTAATTTCTCAGGAACAATTTATCCTAATGCTGCAACAATGCCAACATACGATGTTCCTTCATACTCTACAGCAGGTGGATTCAAGAGTGGTACTACAAATTCAAGTAGTTCTAATGTTACTATTAATGCTACACTTAATTTTGGAGAATCTCCTAAGAGTGGTAGAGATCTTTGGAAAGAGTTTAAGCAGATTGCTAAAGCTGAAGGCGCAAAAGTTGGAGAAAATATTGTTATCGGGGGATCATATTAATGGCAAGCACAGTATATTTACCAGTAGGCTCACTTCTATATATTGATACATCTGCTACAGACACCCCTACTTGGGCAAAACTTTCAGAGCACAATAGACAGCCAATGTCTATTAATCAAAACCGTTTTCAAAAAGTAACAAGAATGAGCAATGGAACACTTAGAAAGTTTTTTATTGCCGATAAAAGAGAATTTAGCACATCCTGGGAAATGCTACCATCATTTTCAAATATGACGGTAGACGCAGGGTATGGAGCAGTAGATTTAAAATCATACTTTGAAAGCACTAAAGGCCAAGGTGTTTTTAAGATTAAAATTGTATACGGTAAGAATCAGACAGCACCATTTGCAGATAGAGAAGAAATATTTACGGTGTCTTTTGCGTCTTGCAGTTTTGAGGTAATAAAGAGAAACGTTAAAGATTCTTCAAGCAATCCCGCTCAAGAATTTTGGAATGTATCTATTTCAATGGAACAAGTATAATGATTACCACAGTACCTTCATCAAATAATAATACTGTTAAAAATTTATTTAAGCAGCAATCTTCTGTTAAGATAAATACAGGATGCACAATAGAATACAATATGAACTCTATGCTAGACAATATTACCGTTACTTATCCATCCACAATGGATCAATATTATGCTAAGTCAGCAGATGGCAAAATTAATACGTACAAAAAGCTTTTCCCAATTGATTCAATCATCAAGCCATTTAGACCGCTGTTTTCTGGAGTAAAATATCTTATTTGGACAAAACTACAAACAGATACTCCTGCAAATAGTTTTTATGCTCCAAGAACATTAACCTATCCACGAGCAACATCTCCGCAAACAGATGGATACGAGTCTGCCGCAACAACACTATATCCAAGACTTTACTACCCTGGAGTAACAACTTCATATAAATATTGGGTAACACCAATAAATCAAAGCGCAGATCTAACTGTTAACTATTCTACTCTTTCTGCAACAGTTAAAGAGGCTTCTTCTTCGGGCTCCATTGTTACATACAAAACATTAAATAACCACGGATTTTCTTCAGGGCAAACGGTAACTATTACTGGTCTTTCAACTGCTGCCTTTAATTTATCTTCAGGCGTAATTGCTTCTACCCCAAGCCCAACATCTTTTACTATTGCTTCATCTGCTACTGGAGCGTGGTCAAGAGAGCAATCAGCAACAGCAACACTATCTGCAGCAACAAAGCCTGCTGTATCAAATAAAATAGTTGCAAGATTTGAAAAAAATCATGCCTTCCCAAGCAACTACACAATGACAATTACATATTCAGATGCAACAACAGCAACGGTAGGCCCATCTTCCGTAGACGCATCTGGACAGATTGTGTTATATTATAACGGAACGACATGGACTTCTACAGAGCCTGCCGCCTACGCTACACCTAAATTAATTAAATCAATTAGACTTCAAGCAACAAATCCAGGCGGGGGTAAAGTATTAGGAGTTATTGAATTATCAGCAAGATGGATTAAGGATATATCTTCAGACATAGCTTCTCTTAATATAGAAAAAGAATCTTCTTCAAGCTCAGAGGACATACTCCCTGTTGGAAAGATTACCGCAAACAGTCTAAGCATGGACATAGTTAAATATAATCAATCTGCACTTGAATATGTTTCATATAATAGAGAAGCAAATTTTGATATAACAAAAACATATCTAGTTAAGAATGCAGAAATGAAGCCTTATTTTTCAGTATATCACTCTGCAGGAACATATGGTTCAGCGGGAGAATTATTTGACAAGGTCCCACAGGGATCATTCTATATAGATTCTTGGGAGATAGCGGACACTGGAGAGGTATCTTTAAATGCACTAGATGCTGCTAAATATCTAATGGATACAGTAGCACCAGATATTCTATGCGAATCATATCCAGTTACCAGTATTATAAGAAGGCTCTTAGACTCTATAGGGTTTACAAGCTATGAAATTAGAACTGCAACAGACGATAAGTCTATCCCAG